GCTTTATTGTGGAGCCATCATGATTACCGCCTACACCATTCACCAGTACGACGAAGTGATGGCACTGCCAGATCCGAAGCATGTCTGGATCGATGGCAACGTGATCCGCGTCTATACCGGCAAAGACATCCCGCCGCCCCCGCCACCGGCGGTTGAGTACGTCGAAAAAGCTGCCGCAATCAAGGCGCTGAGAACCGCCGGCGTGAAGGATGACACCACTGACGACGCGGCACTCAAGACGGCAGCTGCCTCCTTACCATCCCCATCCTAATCCCCTCTGCACGATGACCCAGCTTCTCACACTCCTAGCCGCCATCGGACTCCTCCCCATCCTCGCCCTCGTGATCCTGTTCTGGCTGGTGCGGGATTGGTTGGATGTTAAAAGGATAACGTAAATGGCGAAGCGCAAAGAAGAACGAAAGGCTGGAATTTACGGCATTGTGAATCTCAACGATGGCCGCGTGTATGTTGGTCAAGCACAGCACATTTGGCTTCGCTGCGAACAGCATTTCAGAGCCTTCCGTAGAGGAGATCATCGCAATCCGAGACTTCAGCGCGCATACAATCGTGACGGTGAAAGTGCGTTTAGATTCTTCATCATTGAGTTTTGCGATATGCATGTGATTGATGAGAGAGAAACATTCTGGATCGCACAACACGATAAAAAATACAACGTTTGCTTGGAAGGAAGTAGCCGACGCGGAGTAAAGGCTAGTGACGAAGCGCGCTCAAATATGTCTGCTGCTAAAAAGGGAAAGAAACCGATTCATCTTATGACGCCTGAATCTCGTAAAAAAGCAGCTGCTACATACAAGGCACGGTGGCATGAGATTCACCCTGAAAAACAATCTGCCGAATCAGTTGCGAAAAGAGTCGCTTCACTAAAGGCAAGGTGGGCAATAAAACAAAAAACAACCGCAAGAATTCCTGCTGATGTAGTGCTTGAAATTTTCAATTCAGTAGGAAAAACATACAAAAGTATGGCAAAGGAATTCGGAGTTAGTATTGGGATGGCTTGGAGGATTAAGAATGGGCTGTCAAGAAAGGTAGTGACAAATGGCCAAGCCTAAGGAAAGAAAAGCTGGAGAGCCTTCATCTGAAGTTAGATATTGGCTTGGTGAAATTGCTTCGGCAAAGCGGAGAGAAAAGGATTACAGGAAAGACGGACAAGAAGTTATAGAGATTTATTCTGGAAAACGTCAGGATGAGACGCCCTTCAATATATGTTTTTCAAATGTAGAGACCCTACTTCCCGCCCTGTTCTCACAAGTCCCGCGCCCCGTAGTACAACGCCGTTTCAAGGACGATGATCCCGTAGGCGCAGCATCGTCCAAGGCTGGACAGCGGATGCTGGAATATCTGTGCGACACTAACGTAGAAGGATACGAGACTTTTGAGCAATCAGTCAGATACGCAACACTTGACGGGCTTCTGCCCGGACGCGGTATCACGTCTATTAAATACGACGCGGACATTCTGGATACCGGAGAAGAAGGTTCTGTCCCTGTAGTCAACTGGGAGCAGGTCTGCACCGAAACTCGCGGATGGGACAGGGTGTATTTCGGATACGCGAAGAAGTGGTCGAAAGTGCCGTGGATTGCCTACGAGGAATTTATCGACAAGGAAGAAGCAGAACGCCTTTTTGGCGCTGAAATTGCCGGGAAGATCACCTACACGCTTGGAGAGGATGACGATGACCCGGAAGAAAAAGGAACCGGAACTGGCGGTAGAGACGACGCCGACAACGAGCAGGGAGGACGCAAAACAGCACTCGTCTACCAGATTTGGGACAAGTCCGGCGGAAAGGTGGTGCGTTATATCTCACCGGCATACCACGACGGTTATCTCAAGGTCGAGGACGATCCACTAGGCATCACAGGGTTCTACAACTGCCCAAGACCGCTGCAATTCATCGAGAAGTCAAACGACCTGCTTCCTACGGCGATGTACAAGCTGTACGAGAATCAGGCCAAGGAACTGAATAACTTGACGCGACGCTTGCAGAAAGTCGTAAGCGCGTTGAAGGTGCGCGGAGCGTATGACGGCTCCCTCGGCAATGAGATCGAATCCATCCTCAAGGAAGACGACAACGCGCTCATACCGACAGACAAGGCATCGTCGCTGATCGGAGAAGGTGGCTTGGACAAGGCGATCTGGTTCATGCCGTTGCAGGAGTTGATGCAGGTTGCCGAGAAGCTGGTTGCAGCGCGTGAGCAATGCAAGCGCGTTATCTACGAGATCACAGGTGTATCCGACATCATTCGCGGCCAATCGGTTGCGAGTGAGACGCTTGGAGCGCAGAAGATCAAGGAATCGTGGGGAACCATGCGACTCAAGCGGTTGCAGAAAGAAGTGCAACGCTACTCACGCGACATGCTCCGCATCATGCTGGAGATCGCCGCCAGCAAGTTTAGCGTTGAGACATGGGCCAAGGCTACTGGACTGCCGTTCGTAACCGCACAACAGAAGGCTCAAGCACAGCAGATCGTCCAAGCGCAGCAAATACAAGCGCAGCAGCAAGCCATGATGGCACAGCAGCAAGGTATGCAACCGCCGCCGCCACAGCCGCCCGATCCGCAGATTCAACAAGCATTAGCAGCGCCAGTATGGGATGACGTTCTCGCGTTGCTGCGTGACGACATTCAACGCGCCTATCGCATCGACATCGAGACGAACAGCACGGTCGACGTGGAAGCCACAGAGGATCAGAAACAGATAGGCGACTTCATGAACGCGATGGGCCAGTTGCTTGCCGGTCTGAATCCGATGGTCGAGTCCGGCACCATGCCGTTCGAGGGCGCGAAGGAGTTGATGCTTGCCGTCATCCGGCGCTTCCGATTCGGTACGGAAGTCGAGGAACAGTTCAAGAACATGCAGGCTCCGCAAGGTAAGGGTAATCCTGAAGCGGACAAGCTGAAGGCAGAGATGGCTCAGGCGCATCAGGACGCCAAGATGCAGATGGCCGAAGTGCAGCAAAAAGCGCAGATGGATCAGCAGGCGCTACAGGCTGAAATGCAGCAGAAGGTTATGGAGTTCAAAGCTGAAATGCAACTTGAAATGGCTAAGTTGCAAGCAGAGAAAGAGGCAGAGAAGCAACAGTTGATTGCCGACCTTGCTGCGGAAAAAGAAAAGCTTATGATGGAGCAGCGCATCGAGCAGATGAAAGCGAACATTCAGCGAGATACAGAGATAAAGAAAACAGAGATTCAAGTTGCAGCGCAAGTTGAAATAGCACGTATTCAGGCCTCCGCAAGAACACAACAGGAAGGAGTTTGATATGGGATGCAAAGGCAAAAAACCGAAACCGCCAAAGAGGTAAGCCGTGCCAGTTTACGAACACTTGTGCGAAAAAGGCCACAAGTTTGACCGCTATCTAAAGCTGGTTGAACTTGATCTGCCTCAATTCTGCGAATGCGGCAGCGCAGCAAAACGGCTCATATCGCCCGTCATGTTCAGTATTGATGCCACAAACTTCCCCTCCTACCAGTCGCCAACGACAGGGCGCTGGATAACGTCCAAGACTCAGCGCCGCGAGGACATGAAGGCGTCAAATTGCGTTGATTACGAACCTAGTCTGAAGGATGAGCAAACCAAGCGTATCGCCAGAGAAGATGCAGAGCTTGAGAAGAAAGTGGACGAACACGTTGAAAAGACGATTTACGAGATGCCAGCGCAAAAAAGAGAGAAATTGGCCGCAGAAGTGGAGCATCTTGACATTGCTGTAACAAGGGCTTAGTCTAAGTAAGCAATAACTAACTTTAGGAGGAAGCATGTCAGACGAAGCAGCGGTTGCCGACAGCGGCCAAGATACCGGCGATCAAGGCGGATTTGATATAGATCAAGCGTCAAACGACTTGGCCGGAGACCTGTTTCCTGCTTCCGAAAGAGAGGCGTCCGACGATGCAGAAGATGCGGGTACTAATGCAATCACGGAACCTGCTGATACTAAGCAGGCAACTGAACCGGAAAAAGATGGCGCTTCCACAGACGATGCGGCCAAGGCCGCGATTGAAGGAAAGCCAGCCCCAAAGACATGGCCCAAGGAAATGCACGAACATTGGAGCAAAACTCCCAAGGAAGTGCAGGACTATTGGGAAGTCCGCGAGAAGCAAATGCTTGACGGACTCGAACAGTACAAAGGTGATGCTGTATATGGGAAGGCAATGCGGGATGCCGTTACGCCTTATATGGCGCTTATCCAAGCGCAGGGCATTGATGCGCCGAGAGCGGTTCAAACCCTCCTGAACGCGCATTACAAGCTTTCCGTATCACCACCTTCACAGAAGGCGCAGTACCTAGATTACATCGCAAAACAGTACGGTATCGACCAAAGCCTGCGCCAACAGACGCAGGGTGGACAGCAATCCGTCGATCCGCGCTTGGCACAACTACAAGATGAATTGCATCAACTGAAGCAGGTTATCCACTCCGGCAGTGAACAACAACTCAACGCCGAGCGTACCCGCATCAGTCAGGAAGTGAATACCTTTGCGTCCGATCCGGCGCATCCCTACTTTGACGAAGTGGCCGACGACATCATTGTGATGCTTAAGGCTGGTTTGCCGTTGCAGGATGCTTATGATCGGGCGGTATGGGCAAATCCCGGCACTCGCGCCAAGGAAACCGCAAGGATTCAGACAGAAGCCAAAGCGGAAGCCGACAAAAAGGCGAGAGAGCAGGCAGAAGCGGCAAAGAAGGCAGCATCAACGAATATCCGCAATCGTGACACCCGTAGGACTCCTACAGAGCAGCCGAAAGGAACGATGAGGGACTTGGATAGCGCAATGAAAGAAGCAATGCGCGAAATCAAAGCACGTACTCATTAACTCTGAAAGGAGCCAATTATGGCCTCGCCTAACAGCACTTTTACGGAACTGGTCACTTCGACCTTCCGTAAGGTTCGGAAGGATGTCAAAGACAACCTTTCCAACCGCAACGCCCTGCTCAAGCACATCTACAAGCGCGGGAACTACCGCACCGAAGATGGCGGACTGACTATCGTTTGCCCGCTTGATTACACGACCAACAGCACTTACCAACGGTTGACCTTGGCGTTTTGCGCCTAACTAGCCGCTTTGGATGCCAACATAGAAATGTAGTAAGGGCGATCAACGTAAGCCATTTTCCATAGATTGCACTTACGACATAGGGTTTGAGAGTTTTCTTTGATGTTAATGCCACCAGCAACGATAGGAATGATGTGATCCAACTCAAGACCATCGGTAGTTTCACACCAAGCGCAACAGGCTGCTTTCCAGTTCGCCTTTTGCCAGGGAGTGAATTCTCGCCTATGTCTTGGGCTATCACTAAGCTTCGGCTTCGTGAGTGCGGCGATCATCTTGTCACGGTGAAGAAGCCAGCGGGTTTTGAGTGCGGCAGAAATAGCCGCCCTATGCTCAAGACTGGGCTTCCATCCAGCGGGCGGGCCGGGTCGTTTCGGTCTAGCCAAGTTGCTATTGGTAACAGCGTCTCTGTTCTCTTGCGTAGGGATTCGTCCCCAAGCCGGATTGTTTTCGCCGCTAAAAGCCTTGCTCTTGCACTCGGATTTACCGCAAGTCTTGGTTATGCCGCGAGCTATAAAACTAGCCTTCCGGTAGAATTCAGCACCGCAAATGATGCAGTTGAACATTGCACCATTCTTGCGGTACGGCCTAGCACCAACGCCGCTGTCTTTGCGCTTCCTCATGTTGCCTCCATTGAAAAACCGGGTGAATTCGGTGGAACACTTAATGTTATCAACGATACACTGTCCCAAACATTAAGTCAATACCGAGCCAAGCCGCTTGCGAAAGCAGCGGAAGGTGTAACGACTAACGCATGGAGCCTAACCCGCGAAAGCGGCATGGCGGTAAAGCGACACGAGCCCCCGGCCCGCAAGGGAAGATATAGTCTGGACTATGGGGTGACCCATAGAAGTGCGGATAAAGAGCCGCACGATAACATTTTCGATAGTGACTGGGACTTGCTGAATATCCAGCAATCCGACGTTATCAGCGCCGCAGAGTACCAATGGCGGCAGATTGCGGTCAACGTGGTTGCTTCCGGTCGTGAGCAGCGCATCAACAGCGGCGAATCCCGTATCTTCTCTCTGGCGAAGGCCAAGATGAAGAACGCGATCCGTACCTTCAACAACTCGTTCTCGTCCGATCTGTACAGCGACGGCACCGCGACCAACCAGATCAACGGTCTGCAAGCCCTTGTGGCCGACGCTGGCACCGGCACCGTGGGTGGCATCAACTCGTCCTCGTTCTCGTTCTGGAAAAACACGATCTTTGACTGTTCGGCCAACTCGGTAACTTCGAGCGCGACGACCATCGAGAACAGCATGATGCTTCCGTTGTGGCTGAACCTTGATCGTGGCCCGGATGACCAGCCCGACCTGATCGTGATGGACAACACGTACTACCGTTACTTCGAGGCTTCGCAGACTTCCATCAAGCGTTATATGGATGCCAGCAACGCCAACGGCGGGCTTGTCTCGCTGAAGTACAAGAACGCTGATGTCTATTTCGACGGCAATAGTGGAATTCCGTCTTCACACGCTTACTTCCTCAACACTAACTATATCGAGCTTGTGGTTCACCGCGACGCCGATATGGAAGTGCTGGAAGATCAGCGCCCGATCAACCAAGATGGCTCGGTGATCCCCATACTATGGATGGGGAATTTGACGTTGTCAAACAGGAAAATGCAGGGTGTAATCGTCGAGTAATCGGACAGAAAGGAGATAATTATGTTTGCTGCAATTGGAACTGCTGCCGGCACCCAACCGTTTAACGATTGGTTTGCGCCGGATACGACTCAGCGCCACGTACTTGGCCTGAAAGTGACTGCCGTTGATCCGTATTGGGGGCTTGGTGAGTTCATGTACATCAAGTCTGCTGATGCGATTGTCAAAGGCAGTCTCGTTATGTGGAACGGTTCTTTCAACGGCGCTCTATTGCCGTCGACTGCCGGACAAGGTTTCCCGTTCGGTGTTGCGATGGCTCCGATGGCTTCTGGCACTTATGGCTGGATTCAAACGTCTGGTCGCGTCGTCTATAAAACGAATGCTACCGTGGCTGCTGATACGGCTGTGGCTGTGGCCGCTGCTGGTATTGTCGGAACTCTGGCTAGCGGAAAACAACTGTGTGGTGTGCGGAATACTCACGCTGCAACCGCCACCGTAACTGCTACTGCTTTTACCACTATCGGTACTGCATCTGTTGTTTGCCCTGCTGGTTATGATGGCTTCTTCCTTGGAGCCGCCTTGTCTGGCACAGGTATCCCGGTTTCTACGGTAGTCGCTGCCCTTGATCCTGATGGTCGCACTATCTATACGGGTAGCGCGATTGGCACTACGGGAGACAAAAACAGCACCGCAACCGGCACCATTACCCTTACCGGTACTTATACCGGATATGGCTCTGGTGTTGTGATGAACCCGTTTGCACAAGGGCAAATCCTGTAACAAGAATCCCCGCTTCGGCGGGGGTTTTTCAAACCGCATCATATTGGTGTGGTTTGCAAAACCGAAAGGAGATTATCATGGCAATCACAGGCGCAGCCCTTCAAACGGCTCTCGGAACGAAAGAAACCAATGCAAAGGTAACGCAGGAGTTTGGTGTTGTCGGAACGTTTCAGGAATGGTATGTAGAGGGCAATGTGGATGCGCCTGGTAAGGCGAAGTTGATTCGCACAACGGCATCTGATAATGCCGCAACCCAAGCTGCTGCTGTACTTACCGCGCTTCGCGCATAAGGAGGTCAAATGTCAGTCGGAGAATTGATTAGCCGTGAAGAACGTCCTGCCTATGTCCGTTTCGAGCGCCGCCCGATGGAGGACAAGGCCGCATCCATCCGTGAAGGCCGATATGTCGCCAAGGACGTTGATTTTGCTCTTGTGACGCCGCCGTACTCGAAAGACTGCGTTGAGTACAAGGTGGAGCAATGGCTTATCAACATGGAGCGCAACGTGCGCGATGGGCGCATCCCGGAGAAGTGGGCAGATCAATGGAAGGCATCATACAAAAGCTGGAAGAACGGGCAGGAAATGCCGCTGAGTGGCACCCCAATCAAAGGATGGGGCGTACTGTCTCCAGCGCAGCAAGCCACGCTGATTGCCATGAATTGCCTGACTGTCGAGGACTTGGCCATCATCAATGACGAAGGCTTGCGCCGCATTGGTATGGGTGCCGTGGAACTGCGCGACAAGGCAAAGAACTGGCTGGCGTCCATGAAGGATCATGGCGCTGTGACCGTGCAGCTTGCCGCGATGGAGCAGGAGAACCGGAATCTCTCCGCTACCGTGGAATCACTCAAGGCGCAGGTAGAGGCGCTGAAAAGCATGATTCCGCGCCAGCCTGAAATGGTGCAGGTTGGTCGTGAGCCTGACATTAGCGCGGCTGAGTTGCTTGAGGATGAGCCGGAGCCGGTTATCGAAGAACCGAAGCGGCGCGGTCGCCCGCCTAAGTCTCAGGAAGCGGTGATTTGACATGAGTTTACTGACAATCGTCCAACGCTTCTGCCGCCGCACAAACCTGACGGTTCCGGCAACCGTTTATGGTACGTCCGACCCGCAGATCAGGCAGATCATGGCGCTGCTGGAGGAAGAAGGGAACGATTTGTCAGGTCGTGGCGACTGGAACGAATTGACGTTTCAGGCTACCCACACTACCACCGCAGCAGAGGATCAGGGCGATATCGACAGCATCGCCACTAATGGATACCGATACATCAAGAACAACACGTTTTGGGATAGAACGCTTCAGGAGCCGGTCTACGGCCCGTTGAACGATCAGGACTGGCAAGCCATCAAGTCTATGACAGTAACTGGCCCGCGATACCAATGGCGCATCCGTGGTGGGCATTTACTGTCCAACCCTGTCCCGACTGCCGGACATACATGGGCATTCGAGTACGTTAGCTGGAACTGGATGACTGATTCTACCGGCGCAACGTATCGGCAATACTTTGCCGCAGATGGTGACTTGCCGCTGCTTCCAGAGGAAATCCTTACGCTCGGACTCCGCTGGCGCTGGAAGAAGGAAAAAGGATTCGACTACGCAGAGGACTTCCGTACCTATGAAAGCATGGTTAAGGATGCACTAGGACGCGATGGCGGCAAGCGCACGCTCAACATGGGCGGCGACGGTGAAGGCAAGACGCCGCGAGTGTTCATACCCGCTGGATCGTGGATCACTCCATGAGGCAAGCATTAGCCCGCAAGGCAGCACCGAGGACGCGCATCAGCCGTGCAATGTCCTATCCGGCTCCGGTAAAGGGCTGGAACGAGCGTGATTCGCTTGCCGACATGCGCCCGGATCACGCTATCGTCCTGAACAACTTCTTCCCGAAGGCGAGCTATTGCGAGATTCGCGGCGGCAATTCCAGCCATGCCACAGGCACAACCGGCAACATCAAGACGCTGGCCGTGCATAACGGCATGAGCGGTACAAACAAGATGTTTGCCTATACCGCTAGCGGTATCTATGACGTGACAAGCGCAGGCGCGGTTGGTGCTTCTGTACTGGCACGTACCAACGGCAAGCACCAATGGACGATGTTTGGCGATGGGACAAGCAACTGGCTGATTGCTGTCAATGGCGTGGATAAGCCTGCTTACTATGACGGCTCGACATGGACTGCGGTCGATGGTGCCACATCCCCGGCGCTGACCGGCCTTACGACGACAAGCATCATCAGTCTATTCGAGTTCAAGGGGCGGCTCATATTCCTTGAGAAAGATTCGCTGTCGTTCTGGTATCTAGCCGCTGGCGCTGCTGGTGGCGCACTGACAGAGTTCGACATGTCCGGCGTCGCCAAAAAGGGCGGCTACCTGATGGCTGGCGCAACATGGACGTTTGACGGCGGTTCCGGCCCTGACGACCGTGCCGTGTTCGTGACCAGCGAGGGTGAGGTCATCATCTACGCCGGCACAAACCCGTCCAGCTCAACTTCATGGGCGCTGACCGGCGTGTTTGACCTTGGCAAGCCGCTTGGCCGCAGGTGCATGCAGAAGGTGGCGGGCGACCTGGTTGTAATCACCGAGAACGGTGCTTACCCGCTCTCAAGCGCCTTGCAATCCGCCATCGTGGATAACCGCGTTGCGCTGACGAACATCATCGAGAAGGCATTCACTTCCGCCGCCAGAAGCTACGGCAGTCAATGGGGGTGGGAAGCGATTGTGTATCCGGCGCAGTCGGCCATGATTTTCAATATCCCAATCGCAGAGGATGGCACGCATCAGCAGTACGTGATGAACACGATCACGAAAGCATGGTGCCGATTCACGAATTGGGATGCTGAGACGTTTGCGATATTAAACGGGAAACTTTACTTCTCGGATGCTACGGCGGTCTATAAGGCTTGGAGCGGCACTTCGGATGCCGGAAACAACATCATCGCTTATGGCAAAACAGCGTTTTCCTATTTCAAGGATATGGGATCAGAAAAGCGGTTTTCCATGTTCCGTCCCGTACTTGCCGCGAACGGAAGCTTGTCATTCTTGACTGATATTGATATTGACTTTAATGATACTCAAATCACAGGACAAGCATCATACACGGCAATCTCAGGTGGGCAATGGGATGTAAGTAATTGGGATGAGGCATTTTGGGCGGCTGGCATGGAAGTGCTCAAAGAATGGACTTCGCCTGACGAGGACGTAGGCAGATGCGCTGCTGGCAAAATAAAGATTGCGACGAACAGTTTGACGGTGCAATGGCTGTCCTGCGACTGGATTTATGAGACAGGAGGGCCGCTTTGAGCCTTGAGTTCGCCATCGAGCCTCTGGTAACTGTATGGGATGAGCTTGTCAAGAACGCATGGGAGCATTGGCAGGAAACCGAAATGTTTAAACGCGGTGAAGCATTCAATCCACAGTACGAGCGTTACGCCAGCTATGGGCCGCAATATATTGTTTTTACTGCAAGAAATGATGGTGAACTTGTAGGGAACTGTGGCATGTATATCTCACGCTCGATGCACACGCAAAAGCTTGTGGCGAACGAAGATACATGGTTCCTGAAACCTGAGTACCGCAAGGGCAGGAACGCCATCAAGTTTTACAAGTTTGTCGAGGACGACATGAAGCGGCGCGGGGTGGAGAAGATCACCATGACCGCCGCCCCTTATAACGGGGCTTGCCGCATCATGGAATACCTCGGGTACGGGCTGGATAAGTATTGCTACAGCAAGGCTTTACAGGCCGATTGAATTGATCTAGTATTGCTAGTGAGGGGCCGACAGTCCCGATAACGGCAATCGTTATGGAGACTGTGAAATGTGTTACGACGCCCCCGATCCCCCTGACTACGGCGCAGCCGCAACGGCACAGGGCGCTGCAAACGTGGAATCAGCAGTTGCAGGTTCCCGCCTGAACAACCCGAACGTAATCAATCCTTACGGCTCTCAGACGTGGGTCGAAGGCGCTACGGACACGTCGCGCCCTACGATGGTTCAGGAGCTTAGTCCTGAGCAGCAATCGTTATACAACAAATCCGTTCAAACAAAATCAATTCTTGGCGATTTAGGCATCCAAGGCTCTCAGGCCCTTGGGGATGTCATCGGGCAAAATCTTGATCTTTCGGGATTACCAGCAGCACCAGGGGATGCTGCGGCAACAAGGGATCAGGTTATCAATGCAATGATGAGTCGCGTCAATGAAGACGTTGACCGCTCAATCGACCAAAGGAATTCCGATCTAATCGCAGCCGGTATCCGCCCAGGAACAGAAGCCTACGATAACGCAATGGCTCAGATTGAGCGCGGCAGGACGGATGCGCGTCAGCAAGCCATCATCGCATCTGGCAGTGAGGCCCAAAGAGACTACCAGATGGATGCAGATCGTCGCCGTATTGCATTGTCTGAGCTTCTTGCTGGTCGCCAGACACCGCTAAACGAGATCAACGCTCTCATGTCAGGTTCTCAGGTTAGCAACCCGTTTGCGGTGCCGAATGCGGCACAGAACACGCAGGTTGCGCCAGCGCCTATCTTTGGTGCTGCACAAGCTCAAGGCGAGGCGGATTTGGGAGCCTACAATGCGCAACAGGCTGGCATGGGTAATGCAATGAGCGGGCTGTTCGGGCTTGGCAGTGCTGCAATGAGATTTTCAGATAGACGATTGAAACGCAATATCCGGCGCATCGGCACGCATCGCCTCGGGATCGGCCTGTACGAATTCGACTACATTTGGGGCGAGCATTCGCATGGCGTCATGGCCGACGAGGTTATGGCGGTGATGCCTGCCGCTGTGTCCATGCATGACGGATATGCGGCTGTAGATTACGGGATGATAGATCATGGATGACTATGGCCTCGAACTCTCCGGCCTAGACCCGGACACCACGGCAGAACTGCGTCGCCTGAAGCGGCAGCAGATGATGGCTGACGAACTGGCGAAGCGCGGGATGACGCCGCTGCAAGGGCAAATGGTTGGTGGCGTCTATGTACGCCCTTCTGTGTTTCAGGGGTTGGCTGGACTGGCTAATTCATGGGCTGCAAAAGGTGAGCAGGACAGGATTGATGAGGGCTATAAGTCGCTTGGTGAAAAGCGGAAGGCTGTGGAAGCCGCTCAACTTGAGAATTACCGTAAAGGAACGATGGGGTCGCCTGAAATCCCGATTCCTGAAGACGGTATGGGGCCTGGACGGCCGGCTATGCCGGCAACTCCTGAACAGCGCCGTCAGGCAATCATGGAGGCCATTGTCAGTAACAATCCGCGCCTATCCAAGATGGCCACATTGGATATGCAACAAGATTGGCGGAAAGAAGATAGGGCTGCTGCCGCGCAGCAACGCATGGCCGAATTGGCTATGAAGATTGAGGATGCGCGACTGAGCAGGGAAGAACGTCTTGCGGCTCAGAAAGAATTGATGCAGATGCGACTTGACGCTCAAAAGGAAATGAAGCAAATGGCTGGCGCTATCAGCAAAGCTCAACCGTATTTTAGTCCGTTCGATTCTTCTGCTGGCGCAATGGTGTTCGATCACCGTACAGGGAAGATGGTGCCTGCTGTTGATGCGTCTGGTGCTCCGATCAGAAAGTCGACTAGCGATCCTGCATTGCAAGGCGATATTGCTGGTGCTAAAAAAACAGGACAAGCCAAAGCCGAGCGCGCCATCAATATGGCAGGACTTGGGGATACGATAAAGCAAGCAGAGGATTTACTTACAGGGGCAAGCGGAAAAGCATTGCCTACAGGAAGTGGGGTTGGGACTGTTGTTGATATGGCTGCTGGGCTTGTCGGGGCAAGCCCATCTGGCGCGGCGGAAGCGCAAACACTCAAAGCTATCGGCGGTGCGCTTACCTCAAAGATGCCGCGCATGGAAGGCCCGCAGTCTGACAAGGACACTTTGCTTTACCGTGAAATGGCGGCTGTTGTTGGAGACAGCACGATCCCAAGGGAGCGCAGAATAGCGGCGCTACAAAAGGTTAAGGAGCTGTGGGGCAAGTACGAACATTTGCAGGGTGGAACTCAATCAAATGTTCCATCAAAAACCGAACCTTCACTTGACGATATTCTGAACAAGTACAAATAATGGCTGACTTGGCACAACTAGAGAACGCACTACGCAAGGCAGATTCGGCTGGTGATACCGAGAGTGCGACTATTCTTGCGCGTGAGATTCGCAAGGTGCGTACTGCTGCTCCACAAGAATCGAAGTCGCTTGTCGATCAGATTCCGGGCGGCATTGTCGAGTACAAGCCACCAGTACAGGAGCGTGAACCTGACATTGCTGAGAAGATTGCTGCGAATCCATTGACTAGATTTGCTATGGCCGCTTCCGCACCATTCAGAGCCGGATTTGAAATGATGCCTGATGCTCTTGGCGGGAAATACTGGCAAGAACAAAACCAGCGCATTTCAGACATGACAAAGGAAGGTACTAAAGCCTATCCGGGATATGTGAATACTACTGGTGTTGCCTCGGATATTGCTGGTTCAGTGATGAGTCCCGCCGCGTTGAAAGTCATGAAAGCCATGCCTTCAGCTACTTCATTAGGACATGGCATCGGCGGCGGAACATTGTTCGGGATGATGCAACCAACAGGAAAAACAGACAATTTTGCAGAAGAAAAACTAAAGCAGGCCGGAATCGGCGCGGCTATTGGTGGAGTTATTCCTGCTGCTTATGGTGTCACTAAATACCTAGGTGGTGCTGGTAGGGATGTTGCCGACCTTGTTCTCCCTAAGGGTGCCGAAAGGATTTCTACTAGGCATCAAGCAAACATCATTGGGAAGGACAATCTTGAAAAAGTATCAAATGCTCTAAGGAATGCGCCAGAATATGTGCAAGGCAGCAAACCTACGGCTGCGCAAGCTGTGGCACATATGCCTGAAGGTTCTCCTGTGATAGCGCAACAAGAAATAACCTCCAAGACTCCGGGCGGTGTTTCTGCTTTGTTCGGGCAAAGGAAACTGGATCAGGCTGCTTCAAGAGAAATGGCGCATGAGGTTCTTAATAAGGCCACGGCACCAATGCGAGAAGCCGCATTGCAGAATGCTGGTGTTGTCCAAACAAAAAGCATCATCGACAAAATAGACGACATAGCAACGAAGCCTGAATTTGAAAAGATCGGTCTAGTTGAGAAGACAATGGAAAATCTCAGGGGGAAATTATCCGATCCTGAGATCAGCGCGAATGGTCTTTACAACATTCGCAAGGAAATAGGAAATACCATCAAGGCTAATGCTGTTGAGACGAAGAATTGGGACAAGCGGCTTTCGTCAAAGCTGGAAAGAGAGATTCAGCTTGCGATTGACGATGCAATTGAAAATGCTGGCGGTGCTGGATGGAAGGACTATCTAGCCAAGTATTCGGCAGGTATGAAACTAATAGAGGCCGACGTTTCGAGAGCAAAGCAAGCATTGAAGCCTATTCAGAAAACCAACCTTGGTGGAGGTATCAATGTCGCAGAGGAAACTCGGACGCATCTTCCGAATATGCTTTCTCGCCCAATGATGCTTGCTAATGCGGTGATGAAAACATTGGCCGGTAAGAAAGGCGGTATTGAGCCTAGGGTTGATGCGTACATGGCGCAACAGCAGCTTAATCCGCAATTGCTTGCTGGCGATCTTACAAAGCACCAACAGATTTCACGAGTCAATGAGATTATTGACGAGATAGTAAAGCGCAGTAATCCTGCGGTAATCTCGGCAGCACAGCAATAGGAGGATATGACAAATGAGTTGGAATGGTTCCGGCCTCTTTAACATAGACAGCACAGGGCAACCAGTCAGCGCGAACACGCTGATTGAATCTGCCGATTTCAACGCGCTTACCGCCGATCTAGCGACTGGCTTGTCCAACTGCATCACGAAGGACGGACAGCAGACGGTTACTGCAAACCTACCAATGGCGACCTACCGCCATACAGGAGTCGGCAATGCTGTAGCACGCACCGACTACGCTGCGGCTGGACAGGTGCAGGACGGCAAGCTGAATTGGGTTGATGGAGGTGGTACGGCTGATGCGATTACGGCGACGTACTCTCCAGCGATTACTGCGCTGGTAGATGGACAAATGTGCTGCGTGCGTGCTACTGCGGCCAATGCGACGACTACGCCGACGTTTTCGCCGAATGGACTGACTGCGCGGACTATCGTTAAAAAAGGCGGTGCTGCGCTTGTTGCTGGCGACATCGTTGCGGATGGTCACGAACTGATCCTGCGCTACGACTTGGCGAATACGCGGTGGGAGTTGCTGAATCCCGCGCCCGCCTCCCTCGCCGCCAACACCTTCACCGGCTTGCAGCAACTCAATGCCGATAACATCGCTTCCGGCGCTACCGTAGACCTCGGTACCGCCACCGGCAACACCGTCACCGTCACCCACTCGACCGGCACCACGGCGATCACCTCGCTCGGCGGGGCTTCGCTTCAGGCCGGGACCGAGATCGAGACCATCTTCAGCATTTCCGGCGGCACGCTCACCCTCACGCATCACGCCACGAACCTGTATCTGGCAGGCGGCGCGAACATCACGCTGGCGAATGGTGACGTGATCCGCTGGCGCAAGATGCACAGCAGCAATGCCGAGTGGAAGCATGTCGGCGGGTGGAAGGCGGATGGGACGGCTTGGGTAGTCTCCTCGATCGCTGCCGGATTTGTGATGAATTTCGCGGCAAATTCACCTCCATCTGGGTGGTTAAAAGCAAACGGTGCGGCCGTCTCGCGCACGGCTTACGCGGCGCTGTTCGCCGTCATCGGTACTACGTTCGGCGTTGGCGATGGTTCGACAACCTTCAACCTTCCGGACGTGCGCGGCGAGTTTATCCGGGGGTGGGATGACGGGCGCGGCGTCGATTCCGGGCGCGCCATCGGTACAGCGCAGGCGGCCGATTTGGCATCGCATACGCATTCATTGCCTGCATGGATTGGTTCATTGTATGCATCAGGGGTGGCTATGGCCGGGGCTGGTGGCGGATCGAGTATGACATCTAACGCAACCGGCGGTGCCGAAACCCGCCCACGCAACGTCGCCTTCCTCGCCTGCATCAAATACTAAGGAGCAATCATGAAAACTAAACTTTGCTCGCAGCTTAATGCCGATGGGTACTTTATTGGCACAACTATTGCAGACGAATCACCACTTGAACCCGGAGTGTTCCTTTTGCCGGGTGGTGCAGTAGATGCGCCTGCTCCAGCTGTGCCAGAGGGCAAGATGGCGAAGTGGAACGGTGCGGGGTTTGATCTTGAGGACATACCAGAGCCACCACAACCGCAACCTCCTACGCCTGAAGAAATTAAGGAACGACAGCGACGCGACATCGACACGCAACGCGATGCAGCCCTTACTGCTGGCTGTCTTCACAAAGGCAAGCTCTATCCGTTCGATGACGTGATGATTGCAGCTATCACGGGGCGCATCGTACGCTGGCGCGAGGGGCGCATTCCTGTGGATGCAAAGCTGCCCGTTCGCCTTAAGGACAACAGTATCGAACTGCTGTCGCGTGATGAGCACCTAGATCTGGCCGATGCCCTGTCGGCTCACGGCGAGGCTATTTACGCCGCATCCTGGGCGGCGAAGGATGCTTTGTAATGTGGGTTCTTAAATCCATCGCCATCGCGCACTATAAGCACATGGAGGTTTTACTGGCATGAACGCCCCCTCTGAATCCGTTGAAGGACTCGTCAAGTCAGTCGACAAGGAAAAGCTCTCGAACCGGGAGAAGTTCCTTGCCGCAACCGGCATCATGGCCTGCTGGACGGTGCTGGCCATTACCGGCCACACGCCGATGGAGCCGCTTGTCACCATGTATCAGATGATCCTCGGCGGCTTGGGTGTGGGTGGCGCGATGGCGTGGAAGGCGAAGTGAAATGACCATCAAATACCGCGCAGGGTACAAGTACCAGCTTGCCGAGTCCTATTCGTGCATGACGCCCATCAAGCCGGATAAGGCTGTCAGGGAAGAATTCTTCACTCTGTCGAAGAACGGCAAACTGTGGATCAAGCAAGGCTACGCTTGGGACGGTGCCAGCGGCCCCACGTTCGATTCAAAATCCTCCATGCGGCCATCCTTGGTGCATGATGCGTTTTGCCAGATGATGCGGTCAAGGCTCATTGACTACGACAAGTGGCAGGACACGGTGAATGAGTTCTTCAAGCAGCAATGCAAGGAGGATGGCATGTGGGGTATTCGGGCCTCGATCTGGTACGCGGCGGTGGAGTTTGCCAATGCTGGACATCCAGATCAGGGAGAGTCTAATCCGGTTCAGGAAGCACCATAAGGAGTGAATAATGAATGGCTCAGACGGCTACAACGGAGAAGAAAGACGAACCATCCCGCAACTTTCGGATGACCAGATTGAACGAATTGCGGAACGTGCCGCTGAAGTTGCTCTTGAGCGCGTATACACGCAGATCGGGAAGTCGGTCGTTAGCAAGATTCTATGGCTGGTTGGGGCGGCTGCTCTCGCGGTGGCTGCTTGGCTGAACGGGTCAGGGCATTTGAAGATATGATCTCGTTCAACCAACTTGTCCGCATCATGCCTTACGCCAAGCAACGTGCGGACAGGTTCATTGATCCGCTTAATGCCGCCATGAAGGAATTTGATATCAGCGAGAACGGGCTGCGGGAAGCGGCTTTCCTTGCTCAGATCGCCCATGAGTCAGGGGAGCTACGGTACGTTGAGGAATTGGCCTCAGGAAGCGCCTACGAGGGCCGTGATGACCTCGGGAACCTCTACACAGGCGATGGCATCAGGTACAAGGGCCGGGGGCTTATACAGCTTACAGGACGGCACAATTACGAAGAGTGCGGTGAGGCGCTGGAGCTTGACTTGGTAGGTTGCCCTGAGTTGCTGGAGGAGCCAATTAACGCTTGTCGCAGCGCAGCATGGTTCTGGCACTCACGCGGTTTAAACGACCTAGCGGACAAGCAGGATTTCTTGCGGATAACGAAACGGATCAATGGCGGTACGAACGGCTGGCATGAGCGGCAGAAATACTATCAGCGGGCTTTGGAAGTGATAGGAGAGTGACATGGGAATGCTATCGGACTTGATGTACCAGCGGCAGGGCGGATACACCCCCGAGCCACGCCAGCGCGTTGCCGAGCAGATGCTATTGGCTCAGAACAGCATTCCAGCAGGGATGCAGAAGCATTACATTGACCAGAAGCTATTCGGGCCTGCCGAGCAACCGCCCGCAGAGCCGCAGGGCCATACTTTCAAGGGGCAAGTAGGAACAACTGTAATGCCGCCAGATCAGGAAGCTCAGTTGCGGGGGATGTTGCGTGCGAGAGGGCTTTCGGCTGCTCAGATTGACGCAATGGTTGCCGCTCACAAGGCGGCAAAAGGACTAAGGTAGCCTGCCTAACTTCGGCCTCGCTGAAGCATTGCAGCTTGTCGCCATCGAATCCAATGTGGCACCCTTCCGGCCAGATCACGCCAGTAAGGACGAACGCGCCGATCATGAATTGCGGGCCGCAGAGGATCATTCAGCATCCACCCCGAACAGATACCCGCCAACGTCAAGCATGGCACGCTCTCCAGCCGGATCATTGTCGGGCCATAGCACCACGTTCTCGCGCCCCTTCAGCACGCGCCAGTCGGCCAGCTTGACCGAATTTGAGCCGCCGGGCCACGTCATGCAGCACAGCATCGGGTAAAGCTCCTGAGCCGCGTCGCAAGCTTTTTCCCCCTCAACCAATAAAATCTGTGAATCCGGCATTTCAGCCAACTTTTCCATGCCGTACAGCGGGCGCGGATAGCTGAACTGCTTCGATTCCCACTTCGGCTTGATGTTGGCGCTCATGCTGCCGTATGTCCAAGGCCGGATCGTCTTGCCTTCCGCTGTCTCGTATCTGGCAACGTATCCTAGCGGTTCTCCGTCCAGATCGCGGTAGCACCAGACGCGGCTAGGCTTGCCGAGGTCTTTTAGCTCCATGTTCGGCATTGAGTCTTTGGGCGGCTTAGTGTGTTTCCACTTGGCCGCTTTGACGGGCTTCTCAGGCGTGATGCGGTCATCCTTGCGCTCGAAGCCGTTTGCGGTAAGCCGATTGACGGCTGTCTTGAAGTCGCACCCGTCTAGATGCTGGATCACGCCAATGGAGTCCTCATTAGCGCCGCAGCTATGGCAATGACAGCGCCACACGCCTTGCTCATAGACGGACATTGACGGATTCTTGTCGTCGTGGAATATGCAGCACGCTAAGTAAGCTTGGCCGGTTTTCTTTAACTTAACGCCGTAGCTAGTTAAGATTGCCGGGAGATCGGCGGCGCGGGCTTGGGTTACAGGATCACCACTTGTCATCGTACTTGTCCATGTAGGAAGTTTGTTGCGGTTCAGGATCGAAGCTAGTCCGCATTCTGACGCCATACACATAGCGCACTCCGCTAGACTTGCCCTGCTTGTATCCGCGCTTCTTCAATTCTGGCCCAAGCCGCGCATTGCCAACAGCGCCATGCCCGACAGACTTAACGTACTCGGCGTAATATTTGTAAAGCTCTGCCTGTTTGATTCGATCCGAATCCGACTTCTCTGTCCGTTCAGCCAAGAAGTCCCCTAGTATGTCCTGCGTGTCTATATAGTCCTTGACCGCCTCGCTCACCTTGGTCGGCCGCTTCAAGCCTTCCTGCTGCCACAGCAAGCACCCTTCGATGATCCATGCCAGAATAGCCGGATATTCCTTCTCCAGAATTTCCGGCAAATCTTCCAATACCTCGGAATCGGGTATCGACTCCGGAAACTCGGCTATGTGCAGTCGTCGCTCCATGCCGTCAGCGTTAGTCAGGTGCGGCTTGTCGTTGCCGCTTATCCATATTTTGCCGGTCATGTCGAACTCGAACTGGTGTTCGTACTTACGGCTTGCCGTCATGCGCTCACGGCCAGTTATCTTCTTGACTAGCCCCTCATTCCAGCGCATTCCGGCTGTCGGCTCGGTACAGGTTATCATCCTCGCACCAGCCATAGCAGCTACTTCTTCAGGATGGCGCTGCATCTTGGATTCCATGAATGTTTCAACGCTGGCCTCTGCGCGGTAATCCCCGAGAATGTCTGCTATTGCGTGAATGAACTTCGACTTGCCTGATTGCTGCGGCCCGAAGATGAATAACAGGGCTTCTTCCTTGGTTGATCCTGTTGCCGTGTATCCTGCCCATTTCTGGTAGTAGCGCCGCATTTCCTCGTCGCCATTGGTGCAGCGGTCTAGTACGCTTTCCCATGTCGGCATCTGGCCTGGTTGCGGAGATACTTTCGTAAGCTTGGTGATAGCGTCATCCCTCGTTGCTGGTCTCATAACGCCAGTCTTGAGATCAATCACCCCGTCAGGTGTGCCGAGAATCCACGGATCGTTGTCCCACTCTGCGGCGCAGGTTGAGTGCTTTGGTATACTTCCTGCCAGATCAATTACGCTTCTGATTGTTTTCTTGCTACATATCGCACGCTTCTGACTTACACTTAAATTTTGTGCTGAAGCCCAATTTGCTGCTTCTACCATCTTGCGCTGTGCAATATTAACTACGCTGTTCTTCTTGTCCTCGGCCCATCGTGAGCCATCCCACTGATACCACTTGTTCCACTCATTGACATAGCGCCAGTCTGGATTATCCGCACTCCATGCCAGCGCCAAGTCGACTTCGCTGAACTCGGGCGGCATCCATTCGCGCACTTCAACAGCACGCATTGGAATGACGTTGCCTTGCGGCTCGGATGTGACTGACACTATTACTGGCTTCTGCTCAGACGCGACGGTTAGCTGCGGCGCGGAGTCTGGCGTATTTTCCTGCGGAGTTTTTTTTTCCTCCATGAGACGCTTTTCCTCCTCAAGCCGGGCTTTTTCTATGTCGCGGGAAGTGAGAATCTTGGCATGTTCCTTCGCCCATTGCAATGCCTGCTCAGTAGTCCAGCCATCGGCAAGCGCATCAGCCGCATCCCAATTAAGCGGCTGGTCAGAGACATCAAGTATTTTTATCGTGAGCAAGATGCTTTTGCCGGAATTTTAGTTTGCCATTATTGTTGCAAAACAGTCAGATGGTGCGCTGGTGACGGTTTGTATTGCGTCAAATAGGGTGTCTACTTCTAGTTAAACCACATACATCAAAATGGAATATCTTCGTCCACATCAATCGGCTGCTTCTGATACGCATTAGCCTTCGCCGCGCTATGCTCGGTTACTGGCGCTGCGTCGCGTTCCTTGGGCGGGTAGAGACTTATCCAGCCAGACCATTCCGGGCCGACAGGGATAGTCTCCAGCTTGATACTGAGCCGCCCTTGGTCGTCCTCGAATACCGCGCCGACGTTCGTGTAACGCTTCTTCTCGTTGCCTTGCTTGTCGGTGTATTTGCCTACTGTGGCCACCGCGTCGAATACTTTCTTTGCCATTATTTCATCCACCCTTTCATCATGCGTAAAGTGTCGAGCGCTCTTGCGCGGATTCCATCGTTTTCGATGCCTACCTGATTCGGCTTCAGCCAGTCTGCAATGCGCTGCATTTCGCGCAGCGTGAAGCGCAGATGGGATATAGCCAAGTCCCTCTCGGCTTTCAATTCAACCATCCTGTCCGCCGCCTTCCGCAACCGCTCAACGTCAAGGCGGCATTGGTTCAGATCGTTGTGGTTCATTGACAACCTTTCAGTTATGGATTGACAACTTTCTGCGCTGGATTGACAACCTTAATACCCGCTTCTATTCCAATTTGGCGGAGTGCAAGTATGCACAAAGTTATGCTCATGTGGCATAGGCTTGCCACAACGCGGGCAGTAATTGAATGTCTTGCGAAGTTCGTTCGCACCTTCTTTTTTGGCATCTTCAATCATATCTTCAATGGTCGCCCCACTCTTAATTAGCAATTCCATTCCGGTTGTCATGCCAATGCCTCCAAAACATCCTCCGCACAGGTAACAAAGCGGCCTATGCCTCCGCTGTTCGCAACCATCGTCAAGAATGCCAATTGCTCGAATTCGCGCTGATCCGTTGGCTTTGTCCAGCTACGGCGCTTGCACTCAAACGCAGCCATACGACCATCGCGCAGGATGCACCAAAAGTCGCTGATACGCATCTTCTCCGGCGACGTGATGCACTTGTAGAACCATACCGGCATGTCCTTGCCATCTCGGCCCTTGAGAAACGCCGCACCGGAATTCTGGCGGACGGCGAACAGCACAGCTGGATGATTGGCAAGCAGCGATGATACCTCGCTGATAACGGATGCCTCAAGTTCGGATGCATCAGTATGATTCACGATTTCCCTTTTCGGCTTGACGGCTATGTGCTGCGTCTGCGGCTTACCGTACAGCAGCGCGTAATGATCCAGTCCGCGCTGATTCTCACGCAGCGTGTCTCGGAGTGACTTCTTACGCGACTTCATGGCCGCACCACCAGCAACGATAGTAGACTAGCTCGTTTTCGTGTCCGCATTTTGGACAGCGCCATTTCTTCATTCAAGCCCCCATTTAATATCAGATTAGCGTCTCGGATTGGCTTTGATTCTAAACGTATATTAGCGTTTACTGAGCGCCATTTGTCTGGAATTTTAGGCTCCCTATTTCACGTTAGAGGGCAAGGTCACACTCCACCTCGTTCCCCCACAAATCCCAACCTGGTGCCGTGCGTCGGGCGAAAAGTTCCACCCTTGGCACGTCACCAGCTAGGGCCAAAATCCTGTCCCGCGTTTCGTCCGGCTTGCGCGAGTGCTCTGCTATCGGTGCGTAAATGATCTGGTGCACCCCCGCGCTTTCCCGTTTCGGCTTCCCCCTCGTACCCAAAAGGCAAAATTCCGTGTTCGCCCTTGTCCATCGCCCCATCCCCCAAAAGCTGTCGAAGCTATCAACAGGGAAAAAGCTGGCTTGGTCGGGGTTCGTGCGCTTGTTCGTTTTCACCCACACAAAGGCGCAAGTCTTAAATTCAAACCCCCAACCGTCCATCACGGTCTTCGCTTCAAACAGTTTCGGCCACGCGCCCCACATAAAAAGCAGGCTGTCGTCTGCTGCAACCTCGCGCACTGGCAATGCTGCAATATCTTCCACGGTCATCACATCGTAATGCGCCGCTGCCCCGCCCCTGTTGTTCTTCTGGTCGGTCGCATTCCCTTGGTAAGCCCAAGGCGGGTCGGCGTAGATAATTTGGTACTTTCCCATGTTGTGCAGTTGCCCTCTAACCCGTCAGTCAACCGGACGTGCCGGTAATGCCGGCACGCCGGTTACTTTTGCGTTAGCGGGCATTGCCGTCCCGCCGTCGTCGACTTTGTAGTCCTTGAAAACCGTGCCCCGCGAAGCGTCGCCCACCGTGCAGTTCCGCACCCAAACGCGCTTACCGTTCGCGCATGTCCGCCAGTGCCCGCGCCGCTCGTGCTGCCTCGGGCTGGCATGCGTCCCGCCCAGGCATTCGCCGCTCGGCTTCGCTGGCTCAATAACGACCGTATGCCAGTCGTAGATCAACGGTGCTTTGCCTTTCGCGGTGCGGCGCTTGTTCGTGATGCTGTTGGCCTTCTCCGTCGCACGGTAGCCGGGCGGGTTCGCCGCTTTCAGGAACTCGGCCAACACGCCAACTATCGGCGCGGCCTGGTCCTTTGTGATTTCTTCTTCGCCTTCCACGTCGCCGATGCGGCAACCGCCTTCGGCCATCACAACGGCAAAGACAGGCGTCCGCGTCCAATGGTCGGGCATCATCGCGCAGGCAAACAGCAGGATCGTCGATTCGTCGCCCTGCGCAGCCCACACCAAGAACTTGTCGCCCTTGCTGTCACGCCCGACGATTGCGCACTTCTCGAATGGCAGACGGTTCCCCGGCAGTTCGCTCCATGCGAACGTGTAGCGCGGCAGCGTGCCCAGGTCGAACCAGATGCACGACAGCGCCACTTCCGGGTCAAGCGACACCATCTCTTTGACAAGCGGCGTCATGCGAACAAGTCCCCTGTCAGCGTATCAACTTCGGGCACGATGTTGCCGGCTTCCACAAACGCCGTGCAGCGCGGGCCGGAATCGTCCTCGATCCATTCCTTCACCGGCCCGCGGAAGCTGGCCGCGATGATCTCGCACAGTTCGTTGTCGTCACACTCGTCGAAGTCGGCCCCTTCGCGCATGGCCTTGTCCCTGGAGCAGCGCCGGCACCAGCAATCGAAGAATGCAACGCCTTCGGTTCCGTTCGCCGGGGTGTAGGTTTCACTCATATCGCCTCCCGTAAAAATGCCCGCTAACACGTCAGTCAACCGGACGCTTCGCCATAAGGGCCGGCGAAGCGCCGGTTACTTGGGCGTTCGGCGTCACCAGCGACAGCGTTACCCTCGTGCCCTTCACTTCCGCTTCAACAGGCAACGTCGCCTCAATCACGTTCATGTCGCGCTTAGCAGTTGCTCTCGAAACCCCGAAGCGCCTGTGGATCATGGCGCTTGTCACGCCCTCGCCTTTTGCCAGCATCGCACCGAGCAACAAACCGCGCGTCAATTTATCGTCACCGCCGTAGTTCTTAGGCATAGTCAATCCGCCGAACCCGGCGTTCGAGAGGGAGCCTCCGGCTGCAAGCAGCCTTCGGCCCCCTCAACTTGTCCGTTGGGCGTCGTCATTGCTATATCCACTGCTGCATCAAACTCCGCTGGGGTTTGCGGCTCTCTGTTCGCCATATTCAAGGCTTCTATTTTTGCCGCGTCATGAGCTGCCTCTCTCAGGAACCTGTATCTCTCCGCGTCTTTTCGCAGTTCGACCTCGTAGGCCGTGGCAATATCGCCGTATTGGTGGTTTCCGTAGTGCCCTTCCTCAAGGATGCACGCACTCGGCCCAGCAAACCCTTTATGTCCACACAAGTCCATCTTCAACCTTTCCGCGCCCAACTGGCGCTTGGAGAGGGACTGGCCGCAATAAAGCCGCGTCCAGCCCCTCAAGCTAATCGTTCGGCGTCAAAGCCCGGTCGTTCCATCGTTCTATGGCATCGGTAATAATTCCTGCCTGCGGGCCAATACAACCACAGTCTGGGCAGGTAATCGAAAACATCATTGAAGCGGTTCCGGCAATCTGGAAATCATCAAATCCGCAGAAAGGGCATGCTGATATTTCGCTTGTACCTATGCTTTTCATAAAAGTCAGTCTCCCGAAGACGGCGGTTGTGCCGTCGAACCCTGCTGTCCACCGGAGCCGCGCAAGCGCGGCCCGGTGACATCCACGTTAGCCGTCACCCCTGCATCCGCAGTATATCTATATCGTTCTCAATCTGCGATATCCGCAGTCTGCACCACGCAGCTACGTCGTGGTTGCCTGATGCCTTCGCGCTGTGCAGGTCGATAGCGTTTGCATAGCGAAGGAATATAAGCCAGTAACGATATAGGCGGTTCATTTCAGCCTCCGATCCACGGTAATCTCGGCAACCTGACGGATTTTGTCATTTACGATGGTCTGTATCGCCTCGCCAAGTTGCGCGGCCTGTGCGCGGTTGTAGAGGCACGCCATGCGTATAATCGCTGCAAACTCGCCAGCCGGATCAGCATACCAGTCTTCAACGAATTGATGATGCTGGTTCTTGCAAGCGATGTCATTGCGGATATACGATACTTCCTTATCGATCTCAACTTGCCGTTCCTTCTCCGCATCTAGGCCGCGCTGGTACTCGTTTTCGTCATCGCGTAGCTGTCTGGTTTCTGGATGTGTCATATAACCGCCTTTCCGCCCAATGCTGGAATGTTAAGATCGCCTTCG